ATCTCCAAAGATATGGCTATGCGTGAGTTGCCATTTACCGTTAACGTAACTCAAGAATTAGAAAAAATTGAAATTGAAGATATGCGAACTGCTTTACTAGGTTCACTAACAGCATATACACAAGCAATACCACAAATGGCTACACAAGGACAAGATGCATCTGATGTAGTAAGAAAAATTGCTGCGGTAATCAAGGCACGCCAAAAGGGACAGGCATTAGAAGATGCCATTGAGGCAACCTTTGCGCCACAGCAACAGGTCCCTCCTGCTGGTGCCTCTAATCCTTCGGTTGAGCAAACGTCCCCTGCTCCCGCTGGTGCTCCAGCAGGAGGCTCTCCATCTCCTGAACAGGGTGGACCACAATTACCACCACAACAAGAGCAAGTACCAGACATACAAAGTCTTTTATCTAGCCTAACATCAAGTGGTGCAGCAAATTCAAGTGTGAGAACTATTCGCCGAAGATAACTAAGTAGGGGACAATGACAGCAATAGTTGGTGTACAGGGTAAAGGTTGGGCTGTCTTAGCGGCAGACTCAATGACTACATATACAGATAGACCATACCTTGCTAAAGGTTGTGACAAGATAGTTAAAATTGGTGAGTATCTGATTGCAGTAGCAGGTGATGCTATAGCAGGAGATATTCTTAATAACTTATGGCAACCGCCTAAGGTAATTAAAACTCAAGATCCAGATAGATTTATGATGATTAGAATATTACCATCTATAAAACAAACTCTAACTGAGGCAGGGTACGACCCAGCACCAAAGAATAAGAATGATGATGATTCTGGGTGGGATGCTTTAGTTTGTTTTAATGGAAAGTTATATCAAGTTAGTGATGACTATGGATATATGCGAGATGATAGAGGATTTTACGGAATAGGTTCTGGTGGAGCATTAGCCCTTGGTGCATTAGTATCAATGGAGATTGAAACTAAAACACACGCTAAGGCAACATCAGCGGCTAAGAAAGCAATTAACGTAGCAATTCAGTATAACATTTGGTGTGGTGGGACAGTTAATATCAAAACTCAATTTACTAAGTAGGAGGAACAATGGCTGGAGTTAAAGGAAAAAGTGGCGGTGCTAACGGCGGACCACAATATAACCCAATGAATGTTTCTGGAACTGGTGGTAAGGGACAATCTGGAACACAGGCAGCAAAATATTATTCAGGATTGCCTTATGGACAAGGTCAAGCAATGTTAGAAAGTCAACGCGCTGCACCTATGGCTGGAACTACTACTGCACCATTAATGAATCCTATAGATTCCTTTCCTCAAGCAACACCATTTTCTGAACCATCAACAATGCCTAACGTTCCAGTTACCGATGGAGCAGCAATAGGTGCTGGCGCTGGTGCTGAAGCATTGATGTTACCAAAAGAGCAAGATAATGATGTTGAAAAACAGAGACTGCTATCTTACTTACCAGCCTTGGAGTCGGCAGCACAAAGCCCAAATTCTTCACAAGCATTCCGTAATTATGTGAGAATTTTAAGGGCTAACCTTCTATGAGCGAAAGAGAAGCCGCACAAAAAGCGTATCAAGATAAACAGAAATCTAATAATCCTTCTGCCTTTGATACTATGGGTGCATTTAATAATTATTATGCTGGATGGAATGTTGACTCTTCCAAGTCTTTAGCATTAGATATGGGAAGGTATATTCCTGCAACAAATAGAGCAGACGCTACCGCTCAGTTTAACCAATCTAAAACTCCAGTTACAGATGATGGTAAAGGTTTTTGGCAGAGAGCGTTTACAGGAATAGAAAAAGCCTATAACTTTACAACTCAAACAGTATCTTTTGGTTTAACACTACCTGAAAAAAATAATCCTATATGGAAAGACGAATTTTCACTAGACAAGGTTAAGGAATCCTGGGATAAATCTAGAGATATATCTGCTGGTCGTTCTATTCAAAGAACTCTAGTAGGTAGACCTCTAGATGAACTAGAGGGAATCTTTAGTGGTATAGCAAAGACTGTAAGTTTTGGTAAACTATCTGGTGCTGATAAATTTTTACAAGATCACGTACTATTTGCTGCTAATGATTTTAATATATTTGATAAAAAACAAGCCGAAGAGGCTTTTCGCGAACAGAACTATGGGCGCTTTACATCATTTGGAACAGATGTAGTATCTAGATTTGTTCTTGATCCTACCATTATTGGTGGTAAACTAGTCAAGGGATATAAGTCTTTAAACTATACCGTTAAAGGTGTTAAAGAATTAAATGCTATTCTTGCTGGAGAAAAAACTGGAGCCAGGGCTAATAAAGTAAAAGCAACCTTTAATGACTTTATTGAAAAAACAGATGGTATGGATGCCATTGAATTATTTAGAGTCAAGGCTATTAGAGAGTCTGCTAACCCTGCATCTTTTGCAGACATACTTGCAGATGCAAACAAAATTGAAGATATTGCACTTCGTCACGCAGCCAAAGCAGACATTGTTAAAATGGCAATGGGCGATGCTGGTGCTGCGACTAGATTACTGGCGACTAACCGTACTCTTGCTGTAAAGATTGGTAACTTACAGGACGAAGTTACTGGTGCTAAGTATCTAGGTGCTGGATTAGACAAAGCAAGTGGACAACTTACATTTGACTTAGTTAATAAGGGAACTGATTTAGAAAAAGCCACAGAGAATATACTTTTATACGAAGATGAACTGACTCAATTAACTCAAAAATTAAATGCTGAGGCTATCCTAGATCCTACAAGAATACCACAATTTAATAAAGTATCTGGTATTCGTAACGCTATTTCTGGAAGTCAAAAATTTATTGATCTTCGTGCTGGTGCCGCAGGTGCTCCAGTTCGTGTTTTAACTGGATTTTTCTATAAGCGTCCTAGAGGTTGGATTGACTTTACAGACAATCAATCCGTTCAGACTGTAGACAACCTACTAAGTCGTGTGCGTGGTGTAACGGATAAACAAGAAAAGTCCTATGTATTAGAAATTAACTCTTTAAAAAATAAACTTAACACACAAACTCTTGCACCAACAGAAGTAAAAATACTTAAGAGTAAGATCAAGGGCCTTGAAGATGATTTAAATAAGTCTTCATTTACAATTGAACGCAAGACTGTTTTGTTTAATGAATACGCTGCCGCTACAAATGCAGCAGAACGTGCGAATGCTTTCCAAAAAATTGAACAAGAACTGTTTGATACAGTTGCTAAACAATTTGGATTTGATGAAGGTGATATCCGACAGGCCTGGTCCCTATTTTCAGGTGGACGTGCTAAAGCACACAACATTATTCGTGAAAGAGCATACACTGGCGCTACAAAAACTCTACCAGATGGCCGAGTTGTACCAGTAGGTTCCAAAGCAACCCCTATTCTTGGGTCAGAAGACTTAAAATATATTATTCCACTACCCTTAAATGAAACTCAACTAGTAAAACAGTTGCCAGTTCTTGATATTGACACAATGTATAATGCTTTAACCCGTTTAACTAGAGCACGTCGCTCAGATGCGGCTGGTATTTACTACAAAACTAAGGGTGGAACAACAGATCTTATTGATGGTCTAGATTCATTAATTAAATTTGAGGTTCTTGCTCGTATTGGTTACCCTGTACGTAACGTATCAGAGGGAATTATGCGTATTCTTACCACAACTGGTCCTTTGGCTATTGTTGCTGGCTTAAAAGAATCTAGTCGTAAGTTAATTACAAATAGATTTTCTGGTTCATCACTAGATGATATCTATCGTTGGTCTGACGATGTAAAATTACAGACATATCGTGATGAACTAGATGCTATGCGTGATATTGCCGATGATCCTGACTTAGTTGCTTCTCAAATTAAAGAGATTGATGGTATGCTAGATGGAACCATTAAAGTGCAGGATAAGTTTGGTCTAGGTCTGCGTGAAGTAGATGGCATAACATATGAAGATGCGCTAGGTTCAACACCTGAGCGTGCTGAATTTATTAAGAATAGATTTATTTCTGAATCTGCAAAGATTGTTGATGCTCATTTGTCAAGCAGTAGAAACAAATTAAACAATGTGTTTGAAACTACTGGTGATTTTGTGGTCGTTAAAGGTGATGATCCTAATTGGGCTCAGGCCTATGAGAGAGTAGTAAATCGTCAAGTTCGTAACTCTAAAATTACACAAATTCTTTTACAGAACAAACCAAGAGAACAAGTTATTGATGAAGCCGAATACTTCTTACTACAAACCAAAGAAGGCCGAGATATATTAAGAGTTCTTGGTATGGGTAGAGATGCTCGTTCAATTGTTGAAGCCAATATGGATAACATTGATGAGTTGTTTCCAGCCTTTGCAACTGGATTAAAGGAAATTGCTAAGACTCGCAAGATTACATCAGATGATATTGTAAAAGCATTTGGTACAGATACGTTAAACTATCCAGCAGTTAATGCTGCTCAAGTTGGTGCGGCTAATGGATCTCATCCAGCCGTAAGAATGTTATCATCTATTAGAGATAAATTTTATAAAAACTTTGGAGAAATTCCAGAGTCAAGCCTTGTTCGTCACCCATTATTTGTTGACTTATATCGTAAGCGTATGGATTCAACAATTAGAAATGCTATTGATACCTACCCTGGCGATGCAATACCACCAGAGTATATCCGTAAACTAGAATCTAGTGCACGACAATGGGCTAGAGCAGAACTGCGTCGCTCTCTTTATGATACATCTGAACGTGTAGATGCTGCTTATACAATGCGTTATGCATTCCCATTCTTTGGAGCATTTACAGATGTGGCTGAAAAGTGGAGTCGTATCGTAGTAAATGATCCATCAGTATTCGGTAAACTACAGACTGTGTATAATTCTCCAGACCGTGCAGGCATTACTGAAGAGCGTGATGGCAAGACATACATCAATGTTCCTGGCGAATGGGTAAAGCGGGGTTCATTTGGTTTAGTAGATAGACCAATAGCCATACCTAAAACAAGCCTTGATCTTCTATTCCAAGGTAACTCTTGGTGGAATCCAGGTGCTGGATGGTTCGTGCAAATTGGTGCATCTCAATTAATTAATATTATACCTGACTTAGAGCGCAATAAGTTACTTAAAACTATATTGCCTTATGGTCCAACTGGCACAAGTCCAGCAGAGTTCACTAAAGATTTGTTTATTCAGAACCAAGCATTGCGCAAAGCGTGGGCTAGATTTGATGAGAATGATCCTACTCGTCGCAATCTTACAGTTCTTATTGCAATGGAAGAAAATCAAAAGTATGATAGCGGCCTGCGTTCATCTGCTCCAACATCAAAAGAAATTGACAATAAGGCTAAGAATATTCTTGCATTAGAGATAGCAGCAAGAGCAGTCCTTCCATTTGCTACAAACTTGCGCTCTCCTTATCAGTTCTATATTGATGAATGGCAGAGAATGCGAGAAGAAAATCCAGAGAATGCATCAGAAAAATTCTATGATACATATGGAGAAGATTACTTTTTGTTTACTACCAGTTTGTCAAAAAACAATACTGGCATTGCAGCAACCGTAGAGGCCGAGAAACGTTCTAGAGAACTATCTGATATAATTGCAAAAAGTCCAGAGTATGGATGGTTTGTAGTAGGAGATGTTAATGCTGGTGAGTTTTCACCTACTGTATATCAGAGTCAAAGAAATACTGCAGTTGCCCCTGGTAGCACAAAGAAGTTTAGAGAATCTCAAGATCCTTATGA